GCCTTGGCCCGATCGGAGAGAGACAACGCCTTATCAAGGTCGCCAGCCGTCATCGCCTCTTTGGCAGCTTTCTCATACTCTTTGGCTTCCTTGGCCTGCCGGCGCCACCTGGACTCCTCAGTGCCTTTGGGACCAAGGCCATCCAATTCTTCAGCCAGCGATCGTTCCCGGCCGGAGATTTCATCCTGCAGGGAGCGAACCTTGTCGGCATACCGCTGAAAAGCCGATTTCGATTTCTCAGCGGCCTTCTCCTGGGCCATCGCCCATTTCTCGGCAGACTCCTTGCCGCTTTCGGCCACGGCCTCATGGGCCTGCTGCATGGTTTCTTCATACTTCTTGGCATCATCAAGGCTCTTCTGCCACTGCTCGTCGGTACCACTGGAGACGATCGAACTCGCGACCAGGTCGGCTTCATCTTCGTCCTTCTCCTTGCCCTGCTTTTCCTCTTTCTGCTCTTCGGCGGCGGCCTTTTTTGCGAGACGATCTTGATCGGCGATCTCTTTTCTGGCTTCGATTTCTTCCTTCTTAAGGAGTTTCAGCCTTTCCCTTTCCGCCTTTGCTTCTTCTTCAGCGCCTTTTTTCGCCGCCGCTTTTTCTTCTTTTTCAAGCCGTCTCCGTTCGGCTTCTTCTTTGCGAAACTTGATCTCTTCCGCCTTTTTCTCCTTCGTCTCATCCTTGGTCAGCGGCCGTTCTTCTTCGAGTGACTTCCAATAGTCCTGGCGTTCCTTGAACTCTTCAGGCGTCAGCTGCTTTCTTTTTTCGGCAAGCTGCTTCTGGTACTCGGCTTTTTCTTTGCTCGCCTTCTCGTCATCGGCTGCCGGAGTCTTTTGCTCATCGCCTGGGACTTCTACCCATTCCCCATCTTTCTCGATAAACTTGGAGGTCGACTTGTCACTGAAATCTTTGCCCTGCTTCCGGTCAGTACTTTCTTCCTTGCTTGCATCCTTGACCTGGAATTTAGCAGTGCGATCGGTGGTGTCGGCTTTTTCGGCAGCGCGATTCTTCTCGAATTCTCCCCTGAGTTTTTTAGCCGCTTCGATCTGTACATTCGCCGAATTGATTGCCGTATCACGCTCTTTAAGGATGGCGTCGATCGACTCTCCTCGCGCCATCCTGATGATCTCAAGCTGACGTAGCCGCTCGGCCTCGACATTATCGAGGGTCGATGAGGTAAAGACCGCCTTGATAGAATCCTTGAACGCCTTGGCATCCGCCTTCAGCCTGTCGAAGCCCGAGGCCATCTCGACAACCAGAATGCCGATGAATGCCCGTACGTTTTCGGGGAAGTTGCGAAAGGCGTCGGTGAGGAAGGAAACGGTGTCACTGCCACGATTCTCAACCCCGACCATTTCTCCGCTGAAAAACTCTTTGACGGAGGTGATGCTTTTTTTGACATCCTCAGCCCAGACGGACCATTTTCCGGCATATGCCTGGAGATATCCCTCCAGCTCGCCGGAGACGATCATCGCGTTCAGCTCTGCCAGAGCATCTATCCCGACACGCACCCCGTCAGCGATCGCATTGCCGATGCCCTGCTGAGAAACATTGAGGAAAAGCTTGTCCCACTCGTCGCCCATGTTCGACAGCGCCCCGTCCAGGGTGCTCATCCGGTTCGACATGGCGTCGCCGAAATTCGTCTCACCGAGCTTGATCAGATACTCCTCGATCTCCCCCGCGTTCTTGCCGACTGTTTCAGTGATCCCGCGAAAAGTGAAACTGACCTTGTCGCCTTCCGATTTCGACTTGATGCCGAACTCTTTCAGCCGCTCGAACTCGCCGGTTGCGGCATCGGCGACCGCCTCGATCATCTGATTGAGATCTTTACTTAGCGCGGAGGCGGTGTTGCCGTAGCTGGTCATGGCCCGCTCCGACGGGTTGAGACCGAAGTTGACCAGCTTTACGAAGGAATCGGTGACCTGTGCCAGATCGTAGGGAGTGTCCGAGGCGAAATCCTGGATAGCGGCGAAAGCCTCTTTTGCTCCTTCGGCGCTACCGGTGGCGGTAATCAGGCCGGCCGAGAGCTTATCGAACTCCCTCGTCACACCGACCATCTTTTGTGCTCCGGCCATGATGCTAAACAGGCCGGCCAACGGAGCGAGCAGCCCGGTGACGCTGCCGGTCAAAAGCTGGGTTACGCCGTGCTGCTCCCTCAGCCCGGCATTATAGTTCTTGACTGCACCCAGGCCCTCCTGGAACTTGGCCTTTGTCGCGGTCATGGCGGCCCCGACCCCCCCGGCCATATGCCGCACCCCGGCGTCGGTCGCGTCGAGACCTCTCTTGAAGGCCTCGACGTTGAGGGCAAGGAACATTTCCAGGCGGTTAGGGGAGCTCATGGCCGTTTACCGTTCAGGGTTTTGAGGGCGATAAGGAAGCAGCTCCAGCCATAATGCCAGGCAGCCTCTCCATGACCTTCTTGTACGAGTCGACATACACTTGCGGCAAGACTTTCGACAGCTCGCTCACTACCTCCTCCGTGATGGTGGCTATTGCGGCTTTGAGCTTGAGCTTGCCCGCTACTGCCAAAAAAGAGCTGTTCACCTCCACGAAGGCGTCGATAACCTGCTCAATCTCTGATGCATAGAGTTTCTTTAGGTCCTTACCTTCCGGCATCGAGATGCATTCGGCAGCGAGCTTCTTCAGCTCGTCAATCTTGTTCTTTGCCAGCATCGCATTGTAGGCGGCAAAGGGGCTGACCTCTTTTACCGTCACTTCGCCGAGGCCGTCGATGGTGATGATTTTTGATTTCCGAGACATTGCTTTTGATCCTCATTCAAAAAGGTTGGAAATTGTTGTCGATCAGCTCAGCCACTTATGATTAAAGGGCTCGTCATGCCCAGCTATCTTTTCGAGCGTTCCTTCGAAAGTCACCTCGACAAATTCCTTGCCGATCAGCGAGAAGGCATTGGTCGGCTGCAGCCGCATCTGATAGACCTCAGCGATGAAATTGCGGCCATCGACGAAATTTTGGCCATCCATCTTCACGCGGATCCGCACGTTGCTCTTGGTCATCCCTTTCATTTCCGTGCCGTCAACAGCCTCATATGTGGGAGTGACCTTGCATATTTCGCCGGCCGGAATATCCCCGGTAGACAAGGCCTTGATCATCCCCAGGCGAGTATTGAGTTCGTAATCGGTGTCGAGTTCATATGTCGTTACGCCGGTGGGATCTTTTACCAGCGCCGAGGCGACCATGAGACCGCCGATATCGACCCATTTGTCCTCGATGGTTGTAACGTCCCGCTCATCTCCCGCCCCTGCGGCCTGAGTCAGAGCCGAGCTGGTTCCGAAAAACGTTGCCGCGAACAGCCGCTGACTGATCTGATTGAATTTGATGGTTGCCCTCATGGGCTTCGGCAGTACTACCGACGCGATTGTCGTGCCGAAATTAGAGCGGCCATTTGACGACTGCTCCTTCAGCTCTGACTCCGGTTTCGGCGTGAATTCGGTACAGTTGCCCTCGAGCGACATGCCGGTGCGAGCTCCGTTATCGGATAGTATGTCGATATAGGCATCGGCAGCGCCGATAAACGAAAACGGGGTATCATTCATAATTTTCTCCTTATGTGGTCGTCATGGTCGCGAAGCGGACCTCATAGACGACTCTCGTTTTGTCAAACTTCGTGATGAACTTGGTGCCGGCCGCCGCAAAATGTTTTATCCCGCGAGCCGGCTGCCAGCCTATTCCCGCCTTGTTCACCGCTTCAACCAGGTCGAGGGACTCACCAGGCCCGGCCGTAAGCTCCAGGATTACGACGACCGACCAATAACGGTTCAGTCTCTGGCCGGAGAAACTGGACACGCCAGGATCCGGCTTCTCCGGATAATCTCCGGAGAAGAGCACCACCGCCGCCGGCAGCAGCGCGTCCGTCTTCATCGCATCGTCCAGATCCTCCATGCCAACTACCGACTTCAGGGCAGGCACTTCGGTCTTGATCCTTTTAATGAGTTCTTCCAGCTGCTGGGCAAGGGTCAATGCCGCCGCCATATCAATAGCCCTCCAATAAACCGCCCGATCCGCCCAGCGTCTTCTTGCTCGAATGGGCAAGGGCCTGTTGCGGTGGGGCTGCCGGTTTGGCATCGCTGCCGAAGCTGATCTGGCCGGCAGCGATCTTTACCAGAAGGGCGACGTCCGACTTCCTCTGGCTCTCCCAGGTCTCCGGCACCAGGCTACGGCGGCGATACAGATTGTAGATCGCCAGATTGCCCGAGATAGTCTGAATCAGGCCCGGTACCGGATCGAGCGGCACCCGCCGCTGTACTCCGACATAGCCGTCTATCTCCCGGTCTGCCTGGGCTATGGCCGACGCAATATTGACAGCGTCGATCGCCGTGGCGCCACCCTGATCGTTACTGAGTTTGATCAGGGTGGCTTCCGGCACCAGGGCCTTCAAGTCGGTGAGTGTCGAATAAGCCATGGCTTAAACGGCGGTGCCGCTGCAGATGGCTTTGGGTACCGGCACCGGCACCGGTTTGCTCATGCCGATGATGTTGTAGCCGCTCGGGTTATCCATCTTCACCGGTTTGCTGAAGAACGGCATCGGCAACAAATTGGCATCGAGATCGTCCAACGCGCAGTAGAACAGCTTGAACGGAGCATCGACAGCCACAGCGACAACCGCGTCATCGGCGACCGACGGCACCCACGCCCCGTCGTTTGCCAGATCCTTGTATCCGCCAGTGGCCAGCATGATGGTGAAGCCGGCGATGGTGATGCCCTTTTCGGTAACCTGAGCGTTGATCTTGGCATCCTGGACACCGAGGATCTTATTGGCGACAGCGATATAAGCGTCTTGCCCGGCAAGATAAACTATCTTTGAGCCGTAGCCGGAGGCGCGCTTGATGACATTACCCATGGCTATCAGATCGAGGAGGATAGCTGCCAACGTTTTGTCGGCATGATCCCAGGCAACAGCGATGTTGTGGCTGAGGATCGACCCGAAGTTGACCGTATAGGTGCCAAGGCCCGAATCCGTTTTCATCGGGTAGGCGATGGTCCCGGACAGACTTTGACAGGCCATGGCTTCGGTAGTCGACCGGACCGCTCGCCGCTGGGTGTCGACTTTGCCGCGCACCCAGTATTCGATGCCCTGATCGCCAAGCAGCTTCATGTTATTGAGGTCGACCGCCCCGAGGAAGCTGGACACGTCAACCGGCTGGGGCTCAAGATAGGTGATACCCTTGCTCTGTCCGGACAGCGGGAAAGCAGCGGTGCCACGTCTGACCACCGGGACGTTGCCGGTGATGCTGAGCAGCTCATCCACGCCCAGGACCGGCAGGGGATGGGTGATCCGGTTCACATAGATCAGGTCCATGATGAATGTCTCGAGCACCGGCAGGGCCTCGAGATGCAGGGCCACCGCCGCCGGGGTAAAGTACTGACGAATGTTTACTTGCATTTTGGTTCTCCGTTATGATTTTGAACTTATTCCTACCTGGCCACGTCGTTAAATGGCGTAGACGCCGATCGCGTCCAGTGCGGCAATATCCGCCGCAGCCGCAGCCGCCCCGGCCACATCGAGATTGTCGGCTACCACCGTGCCGTGCTTGAGCACCGGGCCAACTCCCTCGACTGCGGTATCGATGGCCTCAGTCAAGACGCCACCGCCTGTCAGATCGTCAACCCCGATCAGTCCCGCCTCTTCCCAGATCACGGTGGCGTCTGCGACCTTCGTTGCAGCCGTGAGTGGGAAGGCCGGCTCCGCAGTATGGGAAGTGCCGCCCGTGGTGCAGCGGTAGTAATGGCCGTTTGGCGTTGTCGGCAAGACGAGCGCGCCAGCGGCATAGACGGTCTCCGCCTCCCAGGCGGCCGCATCGGCAAGACCAGGCTCATAGGCGGCCATTGCCCCGTTGCTGTCTTTGGCCACAACCCGGCCCCTGGGGAGCACGCGTCCGTCCTGACGGAAGGCAGCGGCCCGGATGATTGCCGGATGGGTCCGGTCGATAATCTGTACATCTGAAAATTGCTGGCTGCCCAGCACTGCGTTAAAGCCCATGAGGAACTCCTTTTTTTAAACTATTCTGGCTTCTGGCCTCTGATTTCTGGTCAAACCTTGTTCGACAGGTCGACCAGCTTCTTCGTTTTGCCGCTGCGCGAAAAGTCCTTTCCCTCACCCTCGGGCAGATCACGGGTGAAGTCGGCTGCCGGCAAAGTTTTGACAAAGTCCTTGAACCACTCGACCGGGTTGTATGTTTTGGTCGCCCCGTCCGCCTCGACGCTGAAGTCTGCAGAACCCTCCGGCAGGCTGGACATGAACCCGACGACCTCATCCTTGCGATCCTTGGTGATCTTGCCCTTGGCGATCATCTCGTTTTCGACGAACGCGGAAAACGCAGCCGCCCTGGTCTTCTTTTCCTCTTCCTCAGTTTTAGCCTTCTCGTCGGCCCTGGCCTTCTTTTCGGCGGCGAGATCCGCTTCGAGCTGCTTAATTTTTTCGTCCTTTTCCATGTCACCCTCCTTGGGTTTTTCTTCCGGCCCCTTCTCGGGCAGGTCGAATGCATAGTCGGTACGCTCGCCTTCGCCGGCGAACGCCGCTGTTTTCAATCCCTCCACCTGGGGGAGCACCGCGCCCAGAAAACCCAGATGAAGAAGTTTCGGTCCGGCGGCGGTTCTCGCGATCCGCACCGACCGGTTACGAAATTTGTTTTCGGCAAGCGCTGCGGCAAAGTCCTTATGCAGCTCGCCGATTTGTCCCATCAAGACATCTCCTGCCCGCTTCACAGCCGACAGCCAACCCCAGGCGGGGGCGTCGGTGGCGGGATGACCGACCACGATCGGCACCTGATCCGCGCTGTTGAAATTGGCGACCATTCCATCCAGGTCGGCACCGGTATAGCTGCCTTTCGCCCCGTAATCGCCCGCCCTGAATATCTCTGCCCAATCGCCTGCCTGTAGTTTCATGCCCGACCTCCTATGATCTTTTGCAATTTGATGGTGATGATCTCGTCGATATCTTCCCAGTCCGACTCCTGGATCAGCATGAACTCCCGTTGCGGCAGCTTCATGTGGAACTTGCGGCTGTGCGCCTTGACCGTCACTGCCTGCATCTCGATCGGCTTGCCGAAGGCCTGGACGATTCGCCGGACATGCTCCCGCACCTGCTGGGTAATCTCCTTGTCCACCCCGAAGTTATGGGCTGCGGCACGGGGATCGTTGGTCCCGACCTTGACGCTTGTCTTGTCACCTTCGCCGGTAATCGAGTTCATGAGCACCGCCGTATCAACCAGGGTCTGACCAGACTCGTTGCCATATCCTGCATCCCGATCGGCCCGTTTCGATGGCTTCCACTTCTCCGGCCGACCGCCTTCGCGGAAGTTCTGCCGAACCGAGTTTTCGAGCAGCTGAGCAATGACCGGCGACACGTCGCTGAAGTCATTGACCCCCGCCAGCAGCCGGCGCATGGTTTCATCGAACTTCGATGAATCAAGGGTGAGTGTCAGACCATCGCCGCTCATGCTTTTCCCTTTCGTCTCCGAAGCCGAGAGACCCCGTTTAAAAGTTGTTTAATTTTTTCTGTATTCAACGCGATTTTTTTTTACGCCCAGTGCGCCGGGCGAGGCCGAAAATCGCGTACAGGTCATTTTCAGCGTTCTTGCTTTTTGCTTCGCCCGGCAGTATGTTTTTATATGGCATGCGCGACACGGTGATATTCTCCCGGCCGTAGCACGGACGGTTTCACGACCGATCCGGAGCGTCATGCGGGGTTGCCCGGTTCGCCGGGAAGGGGAGGCCCCGCCGCATGCCGTCATCGTTCCTTCCTCCTGAGCCTTTCAATCTCGCTGTCCCGCTTCGCCTCATCCTGCGACAACCGCCGAAAACTTGTGATGAACACCTGGTCGCCGTCGACGGTCGACTTGACCACACAGACATAGCCGTCCTCTTCGTGGATGAAGACCAGGTTGCGCTCGCCATCCTTGATCTGCTCGCCCCGGTCGATAGCCGACTGCACGAAGCGATATTCATCGGCATACAACTCCGCATGGCGGAGCTTCTGTTTAGCTGCAGTCTCTCCAGAGAGAAGGACAGTCCTGGTCTCGGCCCCGATCGCCGCCGCCTGGCCTTCCTGCAGCCTGCCGACCGGCCAATTGCCGGAAGGCTTTTCGTACCATTTGCCGAACGGCCCGCCGGCGATCATTTGCCCGAGCTGCTCCCTGCCGATCTGATCGGGCCATTTATCCAGCCGCTCGGTGAGTGTCTCGCCGATCGTCGACATCCAGTCCTTGCCGGGATGATGGGCAAAACCCGGATCGGGAATGAGCTGCTGAACGGTCATCTTGGCCCCTGTCACAGGATCGGCGATCTCGACCGGAGTGTCCGTCACATCTTCCTTCTCGACAGTCAGCCCCCGGCGCTTGACCTGGCCTTCGGTGAGCGAGAGCGTCGAGCACCGGCAACGGTAGCCGTTCGGCGGGTACCAGGTGTCCCAGATCGGGTGATCTATCGGATACACCTTGCCGTCCAGGGCACGGTGTGTCGGCCGGGTTCGGCGATCGTTGACCGCGTTGTACTGGAGATAGGGGAAGTACTCCTTGTTCTCCTGTTGCTTCTGGTAGCGGCCGACGTTGTAGGCGGTCTGCATGTTGGTCCGGAAGATGTTCTGCACCCGCCACTCACGCTTGCCGGTCCAACCGCGCCTGGCGAAGATCTCGGCGCACTCTTTTTTAAAGTCGGAGTAACTGAGGCCTTTCTCGATTGCCGTCTGCAGGGCATTGAAGACCGTGGACAGCTCGTCGCCCTTGGCGATGCCGGAAATACTGAAGGCTCGGAGCTTGGCTTCGGCCGAGAGTTTCTTGAACTCGGCCGGGCCCACAAGCTTCTTGTCCCCCCAAAATTTAACGGCGGCCTCCATGGCCAATGGTTCGAGTTTAACGGTCACTTGCCTTCCTCCTGGGCCGTCATCCGCCCGAACATATCGGCGGCTAAAAGAGCCCTGGCCAGTACGTCGTCCAGTTTGCCAACCTCGAGTTCGGGGAAGAGGGCAAGCAGTTTATCCATCGCTTCTTCATAGGAAGATGCGCCCTGCACCGTTTCGAGAATTTTCTTTTCGTTGGCCGCAAGCGCCGATACCGCCTCTTCGATCGACTTGTCCGCGAGCGCCTCGAGCGCCTGCTGTTCTTCGGTGAATTCATCGTCCCTCGCAAAGGTTGCATGTCTGTTGGCAAAATCACCATTATCGCCTCCACCCTGCAGCGCAGCGACCATCTCAGTGTCAGCCCGGTACTCCTCGCCAATACCGAACTTGTCATAGGCCCAACGCTTGGGAACCAAGCCGGGCAGTGACCTGACGGCACGTGCTGCGATCAACGACCATTCACGTGGCGGCAGATCCTCATCCACCCACTTGAAGGTCGGGCTGACAACCGCCGGGCCGAGGTTCAACTCGGTGATCCAGGCAAAGAGCCGGTTCATGACTCTTGCCACCAGCTTGCCGTCGGCTTCGACTATCTCGCCGCGCAGTTCGCTGTGGGTATCGGCTGCAGCACGCGACCCGCCTTTCTGATCCAGCTCGGTGGAGAGCGTTTGACCGACGATGACCTTGCTTATATCCGCATTGCAGACCGCGATCAGGGCGGCATGGACATCGGCATTCGCACCTTCCAGGCCCTTGAAATCGATCTCGGCGTCTTTGGGCACCACGGACACGGCATCGGTCACCAGGGCAACCAGCTTGTTCAGCAGGTCCTGGCGCTGCGGCTCTTCGGTGTTTCCGCCAAGCCTGCCGATAATCCATGGCAGGCCGTGCTTCTCGCACAGAGTCACCCACCACTTCATGCCGTTATGCTTGAAGAGATAGGGCCAGTAACAGCGCGACAGCAGCGCCTCGCCATAGGGGTTGTCGGTGTGGGCCATGTGCGTTGCCAACAATATCTTTCTGGCCGGCAAGGCAATGCCGAAGGTTGGATTGTCGATCGTCAGCAGCCGCCACTCCCGGCCGGAATGGATCAAGCGCCGGTTCGGAATATCGCGGAGAAATGCCGGCAACCATTCGCCATCATATTTCCATGCCACTTCAAGCGCCCGATACCCGCGCAGCGCCGCTTCCTGCAGGCAACCCAGGCCGTTTTCGAGAGGATGTTCTTCGTGGTTCTCCATGTCCGCCAAAGCTTTACGGCAAAGATCAGCCGCCCGTTTTTCAGCATCGCTGTCGCCGCCCTGTTCAACCTCCCACTCCCGGCGCAGCAGACCGGCCCGCCGATCGATGACCTTGCTGATCACATGCGGATCGGTCAGCACCTGGTCATAGGCCTTATGGGTAAGCCCGGCCTTGCGCAGGACTTCGTCGGGGTTCGGCAGCTGCGACAACCCGAGGATGAAATTCGGATCGCTGGACTGGTCGGCTATCTGGCGGAGCAATTCTTCATTCATCATGGATCAATATCCTCGCACTACATGGCTTGCCGGCCGCGCCGCAGTTTCAGGCATAAAGGCCCAGCTGTCGCCGCCTTCCTGATACGTCGAGTAATTGGCCAGAGCCCCGGCAATGGCCGAGTCGCCGTGCCGTTTTGAATTATCCTTGCCGGTGTTCTTGGTGTCCGGCAGCTTCGCCACGCCCTTGATGATTTTCAAGGCCCGGTGATCCTCGATGACATCGGCATCCATCGGCAGGATAAAGGTCTTATCCTCGAAGGCGGCTTTATACTTCGGCATGTTCTCCCGGTACCAGGTCTCGGAAAGCATCACCTGAGATATCCGCTGAGGGCCGTATCTCTGCATCGCCCGCTCTGCCAGATACTGGCCGTTGCCCCTGGCGTCGAATGCCCCGTGGTGGAACTTCGGCAGCCGGTCGATGGTGAAAAAGCAAATCTGTTCCTGTTGCCGGAACGGCATGTTGCGCAGCTCAAGAGAAAAGAGCGATTGCCAGATGGCGGCCTGGGTCTCCTGGGCCGGCAGCATGATGGTAAGATCTCCGCTCCTGGCGAAGTCCTCGCCGAAGACGGTCTGCCGGTTCATATTGAGGCCGGTCAGCAGCGGGGCAAGGGTATCCTCGCACCATTCCTCGACCACCGAATAGCGGTACGAATCGCTTTTCTCGTTAAACTCGTCGGTCTGC